CCCCGAATCGGCGCAAGTAGGCGAAAAAGCACAAGAAAAGCACCTAGTGCATCGCGGAATCGGGTTCGGATTGGAAACTATTGCGGCTCGGAGTCTGGCCGGATGTCGGCGATAGCCTGAAACAAGTCGTCGCTAGTCCTGAGTTTTCTAGGGACCGATAATTGGTGATTATCGGACACTAGAACCGAGGAAGTGGATTCAATCCGTCGCCTTTCCGATTCCGCTCTGATTTCATCTAGCGTGATAGCTTCGGGAGCAACAGCACAAAGCTGGATATCTACGTGTCTAACCGTTTCGCGGTCACCGTAGACCCAAGACAGCACTTCTTTCGCAGCTGCAACCTTATCTCTCGCGGTGCCATCTTTGAGCACATCGCGTAGTGCATCAATTGCCTCTGGTACTAAGTGCTCGAGCCGTAATCTAATTGTCATAGTTGAGTCCGTGGTTCTCGCAGTCCTACCATCCTGCCGTATCCGATCTACCTCAATCTAACCTCATCTAACCTCTACACTATAACCACTCTATCTACACACCGATCACACTATCTAACCACTATCTATCTAACCTCTATCTACTCCCTTGCGAGCTCGCTCTCTATCGTCGTCGACGTGCCGTCATCTCCTCAGATTGCTCGCTCTATGACTTGCGTTTGATATAATCGTTTACTCGTGTTAGCTCCCCCCTTCCCCCCTCAAAGTACCCTCAGTCAACCTTTCAAACAACAGTTTTTTTCAGTTTCAATGTTGAGTCTATTATTCAACATTAAACTTTCAGTAGTTGTTTCGAGTGCTTAGGTTCTTTTAACTGTCTTCATATATTTTTAAGTTTATCCTTGACATGGTCGAGGAGATGCGTATATCATATGATCATCAACTGAAACGGTTGATGCGATAACAACCAAACAAGAGGAACACGATGGACAAGAATAATCCTAATCTTTTACTCGACAGCAATCGCGGAGTCTATATTCCGCAAGTTTTTGCAACCGGGTTTGATATCAAGCTACCCGCTAAAATTAAAGCCGATCTAAAAGCTGGACCCCGAGCTGAGAACTACTGGGAATCGTGGGACTGGGTATTAGATAACGTGACGTTCGTGGAAGACGGCACGAAATACAGCCTTTACCAAGACGGAGACTTATGGGCGATACCTGAGGGATTCGATATCGGTGAGTGGCTTGGACTTTAATTACGACAACTAAACAAGAGGCACACAACATGGATAATAAAACGATATTAAAACAATACGGGTTTCAACGAGCCGTGTTACTCGGGAACCACAGAGGAGGATATCAATTGTGGGAAAGTCCTAAGTTTACGCTAAAGGACTATGGTCCGCGTCGTCCAAGGGAGCTTTGTCGATATTCACTCGAGCCGAAAAACTTGCCTGCAGATAGCTGGGTTACGGGTTATGTATCGCAATCGCTTCTAACTCTACTGAAAAATAATTGCGAGTTGTAGCATTACCACCTAAACAACAAAACAAGAGGCACACAATGAATACAGCACACCGAGTCACTAGCAGAGCACAATATCGGTCAATTCTCTCTAATAAGCTTGTTTGCTACACGGTCATCCTGTGTGATGAAAGCGCAGGAGATGCGTACTGCGAGGAGTGCGCGGTAAAGCATGCGGATTTTGATAACGAGTTGTTTATCTCCTCGGGTAGCGACATCGATCCCGAATCTATCTACTGTTCGGCATGCGGTACCGATCTATCGGATTATGCGGACGCCTAGTGTTCCCGACCCCTCCCCATTGCGTGTGGGGAGTATCGGTAATATTACCGGATTAAACACACACAAAAAAGGACACACAATGAATATAGAAGCTCCAGAGCATGACGAGAACCCTATTGTCGTCCGAGTCACTTTCCAAGGCGCATATGAGCTGAGCTACATCGGGAACGATGGCGAGTACTATCATAGGCAGTATATGGGGTACGACCGGTGCGAAGCTTTAGCAGAGTTTGATGAGTATCTGACAGAATTAGGTGTTTAATCCCCCCACAAAAAGGAGACACAAAAATGAAGACAGCTGAGCAAATTATAAGCGAGTTAGATTATTACGCTGATCAGGAGTCGAGTGAATCTAACATTTTTGGCGCGTTCAAAAACGGATTAGGGCACTTTTGGCCGATACAATACTCGAAAAACTACAAAGGGGAATGGTGCAGATCGGTTATCCGAGATCGAGATCCTTTTAAGACAACAACGGCCGTACAAAAATATATTAAAAGTTATAAAGCTAGGTATCGGATAGGGTAAGCGGATTCGAAAAATTAAACATAAGGGGGGAGCAATCCCCCCACAAAAAAGGAAACACAATGCCAACCAAAGAACCATATGACGTAGTTATGCGGCCAGCGATTCGCGAAGCTGTACGCCGAGGCTCAGAGAAGTTTCACGTACCCGAATCTGTTTTTATACTTCATGCCTTAGAGTACTACCTGAAGTTTAGGTGCTCTCAGCATCCTTTCAGTGACCGGATCGAGTTTTTCGAGGGCAAGCAAGTGAGTGCCGCGAAAAACAGAGCTGAGAAAGCGAGGGCAAAAATTCTAGGGTTACTCACCCCTAACCAGAAAAAAAATAAGAGGGAGGCGGCTCTTGAGCGCGCTAAAAAATGGCTAGAACAGAACGAGACCAAGGAGGAACACAATGGGAATAAGGAAGGGAGCGAGCCTGCTGAGGATAGCTCAGAGACCGAAAGACCTAACGGACAGGGTTGAAAAAATGATGGTCGAGACGAGCATGACTCGGTTTCAGGTCATCGAACAAGCTATCTTCAAGTATATCGAATCCGGTTGCAGGTCTTTAATGTATCGGCTGGAGGAGATTGAAGAACGAAAAAAATTAGCGGAAGCGGTGAGATTGGAGACCCTTAGAAGACGTGCGAACCGAGAGGCTAACCCTGGAAGGCGGGTAGGGAGACCAAAAAAACCGAGACCATTCAACGGAATAAGCTAAAAAAAAATAAGGAGACACGATGACAACAGAACAAAAAAAAATGGTGTACAGCGACCCTTGGTTAGACCTTGGGCGCGACTTGATGCAGTTGGTTTTTCTTAATGACGGCGGTCAAAGCAACGTTGACTTGAAATACTCAACGAACTCCGGATGGCCCGCATATCAGTTGGCCCTTAAGGGCACCAGCTTTGACTCAGGAGATACTCGGTACATCATCGGGCTCAAAAAAAATCGGATTTACGAGATGGGCGAGTACGAGGAACTCGACCGTGAATTGAAATGGTTGGTAATCAATGCTCGGGAAGCTTACAAAGCTTACGAAAAAGCTAGGGACGACGAAGTGTTACGCAGGGTAGGGAGTTTGCCGTTAGAAAAAAATAAGGAGACACAATGAGCGAATCTATTATGACTATTGCAGCAGGAGTGACCATCGGACTCTTCATATTTTGTGGGATTGTTTTGGTTGGGATGTTTCTATTTGAGTTTGACCGGCAAATGAGGCTATAAAAAACCTCTTTACGGTACGCTGGAAGCGGTGTACCGTTCGAACATGCCCGCTAGTTTCGGGGCTAGGCCGTAAAGGCCCGATGCTGAGGAGCGGCAAACTCCACCAGCATCAGTAAGCAGACCCTAAAGCAACTAGAGGTGCCATGTCTAAAAAAATACCCCTTTCCTGCCCTCCCGACAAGGGTAAAATGCGCAGCATTATGCGCATCATCATCGAAGAACCTATCCTTTCCCTTCCGATTCCCTTTCATGAGAAGGGTATACTGTCGCTTGCAAAGTCTTTTACCGAAAATGGTAGTCGGCTTTACCTATCGGACGAGGATCTCAGCTTCTTTTTATTCGTGTCGCGGATCACGGTCAACCGTTCTGTCCAAAAATTAGTGCGCCTTGGCTTTATCGAAAAGCGGGTTGAGTCTCGGGAAGGCGGTAAAAGTTATCGGTCTCTAAAGTATCTCGGGGTTGAGCATAGTATCAAATTGTTACAATGCTCGAATGAGTCAGACGAGAGCATAGTATCAAATTTATACAGTCATAGTATCAAAACGATACAATGCTCACCTAGCATAGTATCAAATTTATACAATCAGAGTATCAATTTGATACACATAACTAAAAGGAACTTAAAAGATCATAACTTAAAGGTAACTGAAAGCATCGTCGCTGACGCTCCTCTCCCCACCGAAACTGAATTAAAGAATCCTTTAATTGACCTCGACTCTGTTAAAGAGCCTCTTGAGACTCTGGCAGAACCTGAGACCTTCGGAGTAACCCATCCCCCCCAAGTTCCGCCGCCCCCCCTTCCCAAGAAAAAAAAGACCCGCATCAAAGAGCCCCAAAGTCTCTGCCCTGCACCGTCCGTATGGCTGACCCCCGAGCGAATGGAAAAATTAAAAGCTAACGCCCGAGAGGTGCCGGAATGGGCGGAGCTGTCGGATCCGAACCTTGAGACCGCAATTAAAAACCTTTCTTATGAAATGCACACATGGTCGGAAGGAAAAGGGATAAAACGGCCAGGATGGGAACTTACTTTTAAAAAATGGTTACCAAACAACGCTCCTCGTTTTTTTGAGGACAAGCAAAGCACCGAGGCAACTAAACGAGATAAAGCTCGCAGCTTGTTCGACCGCCTGGTAACCGCAGCAAGTGACGGACCACAATTCCATGGCGCATTCCGAAAGCTTCCTACCCTAGCAATGCTCTACGATAGCGATGAAGCCATCACAAACTATCGGGAACAGTTAAAGCCCCTAAAAAAAGGTACCAAAGATTACGAAATGACCGAGGCTGTTTTTGTTAAACGTTTCCTTGATAAGGCTCTTCAATGTCAGAAATAAATATCCTAGCTCGATGCATCCTTGATACAGCCCTAATCGACAACCTAGTGGAATTTGGACTCAGAGAAGAACACTTTAGCCAAGGCCGCTACAAGGCCCTGTGGCGCGTTATGAGTCTAGGGCTAGGGATAGACAAGGACCGACCCTTTCTGAACGCACCAGCGGCATTTATGGGGCTTCCAGAGGCATCTAGGAAGGAATGGGGGGACCCTGGCGCGATTGTGAACCTAACGAATGATGCTTCGGTCGGTCCAACGGGCGAGATTGCAAAGTTTGACGCGAAGCAACTGATAGAGACGGCAAGAAAAAACAAAGCACTCTCAGCCTTAAAGAGCACCTACATTCAAATTGAAAAAGAGTCGAACTGGCAAAAGTGCCTTGCGGAGATGGAGATTGTACTTGCCTCCCTGAATCGCGATGAAGGCCCCACGCTGAAACAAGCGGGCGAATTGATGACGCCGATCCTTTATCCACCGGAGGATGCGAATGCGGTCATAGTCAAATCGGGAATACCTTCCTTTGACCGACAATTCAAAAAAATAGAGGGACGCGTCATTTATATCGGGGCTCGACCGAGTGTCGGGAAAAGCGCGGTTATGCAACAAATCGCACTCGAAACGGCAGCAGCTGGAACGGGCGTTGTAGTGTTTTCGATTGAAATGACCGAGAAGGAGAACGGAGTAAGGTTAGTGCAACAAGTAGCTAAGATAAACAGCGAAAAAGTACAGGAGATGAATCTGACGGAAGCGGAGTGCAAGCGGGCGTTCCAAGCCCATGAAAAAGTTTCCAGCATTCCACTTTTTATTGAAACATCAAAGAAAAAAACCTTTGAGGAGATTTTAGGAGATATCCGGAGGTTGAAACGAACCAAGAACATTGCAGTGGCGATGGTCGATTACGTCCAGCTAATCAAATCATCTGCTCGTTCATTCTCACGCCGCGAAGAATTAGCCGACATCTGTCAGGAGATTCAAATCTTTGCGAAAGATACGGGCGTTACGATGTTTATCCTTGCACAGTTAAACAGAGACATAAAAAACGGGGATGGTAAACCGGCTCTTATCCACTTTAAAGATACCGGACAAATCGAACAGAGTGCAGATATCGCGATTCTGCTATCAAAGATTAACGACGACCCGCGCCGCATGTTAGCGGATTTTGCAAAGGTGCGATTCGGACGAACGGAAGAAGTTTATTTAGACGTAGAACCTGAAACACTTACCTATAAGGAGGGCTCAAAACCAGAAACACAACCACAATCTAACAGGAATTTTGACGATTTTGACGATAAAATGTGGAAATGATTAAGGAGATTACTGACGATGACAGAACAAGTTACAAAAAACCCCGACGATCAATTAAATGAATGGATAAGCAAAGGTAATTATAAAGCGTTTTTTGCCGATTTTTATGACGAAGAAAGTGTCACAAAATTAAAAGAACGTTGGGAGATTATGCAAAAGTTGTTTGTTGGGATTGGATATAAAGATTGTGGTGATGGAGATGAATACACTCGCGAAGTTATTGCAAAGACCCTGCATCCCTTGTTCTTAAATGGAGATGTTTACCTCAGTGGGGATGTTTTAGATCCAATGATAAGGATGATGGCTTTAATTGATCCACCAATCTTTACTTGTTTAGATATAGAGGATTATTTCAAATTAAAAGAACATGAAAAATATGATGCAATTTCCCAGTACTATTATGGGTTTGATTTATCGAGAAGAGCAAAAATCCTTGCGGAGTGGGTTGCTCATTTTATTCTTTGGGAAATAGAAGAAAAGTCAAATAGATGGCGATTATTGTGTGAGGCAAAACGGCTAAAAGAAATATTGGATTATCAAGATGGTAGGAAGGGACAACGAAGTAACGATTAAACGTAAAGGAGACACGCAAATGATTGACGATGTTAGAGCAAAACAACTAATCGAGGAAAGCGCAGAATCCCTCAACCAAAAAAATGCTTGGACTTTGGGCAGGCGAAAGTTTGAGGAAGAGGCAACGGCTCACATTGAGTCTTATAGAGCGCACGAAGAAAAATACATACTCAAAGCTGTAGAGAGCCTGCTGAGCGAGGCGATTGACAAGGACGATATTCGCCTAGTTGTAATCGCTCGGGAAACGCTAAAACTGCTGCGAGAAAAACCAAAAACCGACCTAAATTTTTCGGACATCTGGGGACCGGAATTAGTTGCTGTTGATTGGACAAAATAACGACTAAACGATTAAACGATAGGGTAAAACCATGACAGACACATCAGTAATAAACATGATTCGAGTACGCGGCGAAGTTAAATCAGTGGAAGAGTTTTGGAGCAAGGATGGACGCTCGCTGTCGAAGATAAGAATAGACCTCGATCTTACAAAGTTTGGGCAGAATTTTGCCATCCTCACAATCGACGGAGAGCTTGCAAAACACGCGAGAATCGGGGCAATTGTTGAGATAAAGGGCAAGCTCGGCGGCAAGGAACACAACGGGAAGGTATTCGGAGACGCGAAGGTGACTGATATCGTTGAGATTCAGCCACCACCAAAAGCGCACCCGAATGACGATGACGTTCTTCCGTTTTAAAGTGGAGTAGTGATGGAATTAACCGACAAACAAAAACAGAAAATCGAGATTCGTGACCTGCAAAGCTTGGGCAAATCATTGTACGGCGACCTCCAAAAGAACGCACGAATGATGAATGCCCTGCTGGTGCGAGTAGACGAAAACGACGAAACAGCAATAAGGAGATTGAACCAATTCAAACACGAACAATTGTATTTAGCGGAGAAAATCTATAGATGCCATGAACGACTAGACGAATTAGGAGAAGTATTAGAACTAAAATGGCCGCTTAATAGGTTCGCCGAGAAGCAAAGAAAGTGGATTGAATCAGTAGGAAGACCGCAATGATACCAGGCGAAGCGTTGTTAATTCGGAAGCAACGCGCCGTCCGTGAGATGCAGTTTGAACTCGCAGAATGGGCGCGGAGACAAGAACGGCTGTTGATGAAAAAACCTCTGGACGAAGGACAAAAAGAGAAAGATGATTGGATGCGTGCTTTGCTGAGAATCGACGACACGAAGCAACGCATCCAAAAAGAGATTGAGCAGTACGAGATGGAAATTAAGTTGTTAGAGATGTGAAACACACAAAAAAAGAAAGAGAAACACATGAAAAAGATAGTTGATTGTAAAACGGAAATAAGAAAAGGCGAGTTGTATCAGACAAAGTTTTATAGTGACGGTAGCAAAGAGGAACGTCGCATTGATGACGCTCAGATGAGTAAACTGATGAGGGCAATTATGGACCAGAAAGAAGCCATCGCCCATCGCCCCGACCTCAAGCTAATTAAAGGTGGCAAGCAGGCTGGCATGGCGGATATCGGCTGGATTGCGATGTGTGCGCTTGTCTGGATCGCGGTGATGATTCTTGGCTGTGTCGAAGAAGATGACCGCTGTGTCACCCCTGGGTGGTCAAAGCATAAAGATTGCTTCGGTGAGCCCGTCGACTACTAACAAAAAGGGGCGCGAGATGGAGATTAAGCACATCATCCCCTACACCGACGACGATGACGTAGGCCGCATTCAAGAGCACTCGCTCTGGTGCGGTGTCATCGAGAGATTAGTGCTAGACCTTCGCGCCCCTCTCGACCACCCTTTGCGAATACGGCAGAGGGCAATTCGAGACTTCCTCCTTCACCCCGACTTTATGCGCGAGATTCTCGAAGAGCGATGCGGGTTCTCAGAGTCGATTGCGGCGGGGCATTTCAAGAAGCTCGAGAACCTCGTCAAACAAAGTCAAAACGAGCTCGACACAGGCGTTGTAAAGGTTCTTCCCGTGCGCTCGTGGTGGGCAAAGAGGCTCATTCAATGAATATTCTTATCATTTTTCTTACGCTTCTCGGCGTTGCGATAGGCGCATGGGGATATAAGACCCGCGAAGATAGGTTCGGTGGTATGCCGTGGTCGGATATCTCGCAAGCGCAACTAGAATTGCATCACAAATTAGTCATCGCCATGGCAGACCGAGCGCATTTAGACCCTGCTTGTAGAGAGCTTCTGAGGCATCAGGTAAAGCTTCTCAAATCGGTAGGTGTAGTAGGCAAGGAAGTGCTGGACGTGTCATCTAGCGTGCTTTTAGAGCCTCCTAAGCCATCACAAGACGGCTTTACTAAAATCTCTGAAAACAAATGGGTGAGAAATGAAAAAGAACAAGAAGGATTCGGATTCTACGACCGCGATAGCGGATCTGAGTGAGCACCAGATCCAGTGTGCGGTTGTTGACTATTGTGCCTTAAAAGGCATCCCCGTGTTCGCCATCCCGAACGGCGGAGAGAGGCACGTGGCGGTTGCGGTCAAACTAAGAAAAGAGGGCGTTAAATCTGGCGTTCCAGACCTTTTTGTGCCGATTGTGAACAGCAAATATGGCGGGTTGTTCATCGAAATGAAGAAGCCCAAGGGCAAATTGAGTGACGTTCAAAAGTTTTGGCTGAATCTCTTGGAAGACCAAGGGTATCGAGTCAAGGTTTGCTATGGAGTGGACGAGGCCATCAAGTGGATTGAAGATTACTGTGGAATAGCGTAAAGTCGTCTTGTGTTTCTTTTTTGACCCTCCAGATCTTGAATGAGATTCGGAGGGTTTTTTGTTTACTCTTCCAGCTCGTCTATCCCGTCGAACTGACTGCTACCGTCCGCAGGCCCGAATCCGTGGCCCGTTCCGTCCGAATTGGATGCGCCATCGCCAAAAGCGCGGTAGTCACCGAAGCCAAATCCCTCTCCGTTACCGGAATAGCCATGGCCGAGACTCGTACCCCATCCATAGCCGAACCCTGAGCTTGCCCCAACCCCAGTATGAAAATCAGCAGCGCGTCCGTCGCCAAAGCAAAGAGTATCTTCTAGATCTTCCATTTCATTCATGCTTCACCTTCATCTTCATCGCCCCAGCCATAGCCATCGCCAGAGCCATCGCCAGAGCCAAAGCCCCAGCCATAGCCATCGCCAGAGCCAGAGCCAAAGCCAGAGCCAAAGCCCCAGCCAGAGCCATCGTTTAGATCTTCCATTCAGGCACCCCATAAAGATTTTGCACAGCTTCAGGAGACAGCGGGATAATCTCGCACACGCCCAAAACCGTTATCTCAGGGACGATAACCGAAAACTTGCACTCTTCCGGTTTCTTTACGCCCTCTACGGCCATCTGAGACAAGCTACAAGCACCCGCCCATGCCCAGACGCGGCGAGAATTAAGCAAGGTGACTTCATCGCCCTGCTTGCTTGCAAGGTTGCCAAAATGCACCCCTGAATTGGACGAGCGCACTAAAACGTAAGGGCGAAATAGTGGCTCGGCTTCCGGCTCTTCGTACGCTTTAATCGCAAGAGCAAAAAAAGCATGTTCCTTCGGACCGTATCGGTCGAAGAACTCGTTCATGATGCGCTCTTCTGTATCTTGAACGGCTTTATTGAAACCAGCCAGATAAGCCTCGCTAACCATTTTCAGAAGTAATCCGCAGTCCTTCTGTTCAAAAAACTGCATTGCGTATTCGTGAGCTAAATCGTTGCGTGTTTTCATGGGTTTCCCTTTATTTAATTATAACATTCTGCCGTTGAACGAGTTTGCAGTGAGGCACCTCCGCCCCTGCTTTTAGCGCCGCTTTTAGCTTCTGTTTATCCGCGTACCATTTTGGAACGAGATAATCGTCGGGTATTTTTTCTTCGAACCCTTGCTCGATCTCAAGAGCTTCAGAAGCTCTGAAACTTATCTTCGCATACCCTAGATCTGCCTTTTGTCCGCCTGTGAGTCGTCCGGCAGAATCTTTGAGGCGTTCGATACGTTTCGCCGTATCCGCTTTAAGCTGATTAAGCCTTGCTATTTCGTGCGAAAGCCCTTCCAGCCGTGCCACCTCATTCAGGTAGGCGCGAGTAACTCCGTGGAGCCATTTTTCGGCTTTCTCTTTGTCCTCTAAGAGCCTCTCAACCACTTCAGTTATCTCGCCCTCTGACTCTAAAAGGAGCTCCTCTATCTGTTGCTCAATTTCGTATATCATTTGTGTTTCCTTTTTAATGAGGACCGGAGTCCCCTTTTGTTTACCCTTGGAATGTCTCAAACGCAGCCTCTATTTCCGCTTCCGTTGGATCTTGTGACCGCATCACGCCAGCCAAATACTCATCGAACGCTGTAATCGACTCTTCGGGTATCTTAGCAATGCCCGTTTTATCTACGATGCCTTTGAGCTCGGTGACTTTCCGCGCTACCTTGGCTTTGGTGTCGCGGTCCCACGTTTTATCCAATACGAACTCGGAGTAGACCGGATCTGGGCGCATCGCTTCGATAACAACATCGGGACGCAGCGGCAGAGTCGGATTCATCGGCTCAATCTCTTCAGCTTCGTCGGCAGTCGGGATGCCCTCTAAGACAAACGGAGCCACCGCCCTGACCGCTTCGCTCTGAGCACGTCTCAAGAGCATGCTGCGAGGATGGTTCTTCCAGTTGTCTTTGTTAGTTAATCCTGCCTTTGTCGCCTGTTCAAACGTCCACTTTACTCGTGCAGAACCGCCGGCGGGGTGCGAGAGAGTTATGTCCGCCTCTTTCTCAGAGAGAGTGTGGATTTCTTGTTTGCCACCGCCTGCAAGAAACTTTGACATCATGGTCTGAGAAGTCATCGCAGCGCGCCCTTGAATGACGTGATATTGTCGGCAGGCAACCATAGGGTGGAGTCCCTCAGCTTGACAGAGCAACATCAACGCCATGGCTTGCGTTGGGTCTTTGACACCAAATAAGCCACTTTTGCAGACGACGTTGGCCATTGTTTCAACGTCTTTCATCGAGAGTGCGGGTAGGTTGTTCGTCATGGTGTTTCCTTTTCAAATAAACATGTCATCAGAGTTCGCGTAGATATCGTAGTCAAAGCCCTCAGCCTTGTACTCATCGACTAAACTCCATTCTTGCCGATCTAATGCGAGGTATGCCCCAAGGATTTCAGGTCCGCTAAACTTAGGGTTATAGAATTTCAGTTCGCGAAGTTGCTCGCTCAACATCTTAAGCCGTCTTAAATCGGGGACCGACCTCCTCACGTAAGCTTGGATCTCTCTAAACCCGTCTATGTAGAATCGTTTACTTTTTCTCATCTTTGCCTCTTTGTTTTTGTGTTGCGCCCCATTTACTACTTGGGGTAGAGTGAGTTTCGCAATTCCGAAACATAAGGTCAACATGAAAAGAGATGAAAAACGAAACTTTCTTTACACGCTGCGGACATTCTGCGAGATGACAATAACGGAGGCTTCGCAGGCAGGCGGGATTCCGATCAGCGTTGTGCACGAATACGAGACAGAAGGCGTGCGGCTACTTCCGATTCGTTATCTGATTGCAATGAAGCGAGAAGCCAACGTTTCTTGGGATACGATTGGCGAGCTAATGGAGAAATGGAACGAGGAGAGGCCGCTACGGAAGAGGGTTCGGAGAAGCCAATAAACAGGTTCCGAACTGTGAAAACACTTCTACAAATCGCTGAGGAGCTGGTCCCAAATAATAAAAAACTTGGCCATGCGTCGGAGATCCTTTTTTATTTGTGCCCTCAAAAAGGAATTTTATTCGCCCTCGTGTAAAGCACACGGCTTGAACGTTTCGCAAAGCTTGATGAAACCATGACGTATCGGTGTTGTTGTGGCTTAAGGCGATCGCTTCGGATACAGTGCCTTTTTCAAATTCGGATAGCAACTTTTCAAAAAACTGACTAATAAGTGGCTGAGAATAGGGCGGGTTCATCCAAACGCGCCCCTCCCAACTTTTAGCTAACCCATTATCGGTAATAGTGTAATAGCTGGTGGCGTTAATCCATTGTGCGGCAATATCGTTGGATGCGGGATCTAGGTCAATCCCGCCCATCACTTCTCGGGCCGCTTCAATATACTGCGGAGGGGTATACCACTCGTTTTCACCGCCGTTGATAACTTTTGGAGCAGCCACTAATCAACTCGCTTCGACGGTCGCGGAATAGACCAATGAACACATCCGCATCGGACCACAATCTTTCCGTGTTTCTTCTCTAAGCGTTCCCCAGTCCAGCCATCTAGGATATGGACCTGTCGCGTTCCAGCGGTCCCGATCTCATCGTGGTGAGCCCCTTTATGTCGGGCAGGGAGTCCGGCGAAAGTACATTCGAGTTCTGGTCCTAACTCATTCGGGAGAATTGCAACCGCCCATTTTTGGGTATCGCTTTCAGGCTTCCAGACAAAGCCGCGCTTGTGTCCGTCTTTAGGGTTCCTAGCCCCGCATTTGACTTGTACGGGCTCTTTGTTTTCAACGAGTACAATCGGTGCAGGGGTTGGTGTCGGTGCCGCTGTTGGGGCAACTAGGGGCTCTATCGTCGGCGTGGGACTCGGTGCAACCGATGGCCCGGCAGAACTCTTGGAGTGACGTTGTATCGCACTCAACACTTGTTCTGCTACTTTCAGGTGTTCCGCTGAGCAAGCTGTCAAAAGAATGAGAGGGAGTAGTTTTTTCATCGAGTTTTCTCCATTTTCCCCTCCCCTCACCCATCGGGGGACCCTCTTCACCCACTTTTTGACTAAAACCGAGCCAAAATGGAGCGGGAGAGGGTAGGGGAGAGTTACTTCTTGCCACCTTTGCCGCCTTTTTTACCGCCTTTCTTTCCGCCGCATGCCATAAAGCCTCCTATTTTTTGCTTGAGAAAAACTGAACCAATTTCAGTACAGTCCCGATTAGTGCTAGTACCAACCCGATTGGCTCACCGACTCCGATTAGGTTAGCGGGAAGGTCAATCGTCTGAGCGAGAGACAAGAGCCCCGCGCTTGACGCGAAACTGGCATTTGCTACTGCATTTGTTTTATCTGACATAAATCCCCGTTTTCATCATTTCAGCTAATCTCCGGGCGCGCTTTCCTGTTTGCTTCGCCCACCTTGAGTTTAACATGTGGTCCGCCGCTTCTGCCCAATTTTTTTCTCTGACAGCTGCAAGGGTATCGGTAAATTTAGCAAATCCTCCGGCACCCATCTGAAAGACCATCGAGGTCAAAACATCTTGCCGAACCTCGTCCATCTCGGCCCAAACCGGACCAACCACCTTCTCGGCAGAGCCTTGGGATTTCGCAATATCGTGTCTTAACTGAACAAAGATGGCTTGATCACAAAGGCCGTTTGCTTCTAAATTGAAGCCCACGCCGATGGTAAGCTTCCCCCGTGGGCATGTGTACATCCGATTGTGGAACCCCTCATCTCGAATGAGCATTTTCATCAACGGCGTGTTCTCTAACGATTTCGAATCGGCCATTTTTCATCCCTGCGCTATAGCCTAGTAGGTTAAGAATTAAGAGCGTCACGGCAAGCGTAAAGCCCCCGACTTGTATCAAGTGAGCTGGTCGATGACTCTGAATCGCTTGCGTTGTGAGTGAGGTTATCTGTGAGATTAAGGCACTCTGGCGAGTCTCGATAGCCGCTAAGTCCGAGCGTATCTCTGCCACGGATTGAGCTTGCATGGTCAAACTCGTTGGCAGAGTGGAAAGAGCGGTCACGTTCCGAGTTAGTTCGACAATCGCCTCGGTCTGAGTTCGAAGGTGTTCGACTACATCGCATAGGTTTACCCGCTCTTCCTCGGTCATTTATGCCCCCTCTAGGATTGCCACCTTTGCCTCAAGTGCTTCTACTTTAGCGGTCAGCTCTTTGACGGCGGCAACAAGAACCGTAGTCAGTTTGCCGTAATCAACGGCCTGATAAATTGGATCCCCGTTTGCATCCACGGCATCTTTTGCCCCTGTCACAGCTTCAGGAATAACAGCTTGTAATTCGTGAGCAATAAACCCAAACCCCTCTGAGTTGTCCGCACTCCATTCCCACTGGCTTGGCGATAATGCTTTGACTTTGGTTAGTCCGTTAGGGAACGGTTGAACATTGTTTTTTAAACGGTAATCGGAGGTGGTGTTAAATGCAGTTGCCGCTGCCGTAGTACCAATTGAACCAATCGAAGTACCCGCCGCATTTTGAAACAATATGGCGGTGGTCACGTCTGTGGCTGGACGCATCCCAATACCATACTCGGTCCCTGTTCCAACGTATGCAATTTGAGCAGCGCAAAGAGCGGTGTTAAAAGTAGAGCTATTACTGGAGCCTCTGAATTGAACCGTCCCGGCATTTGTTACCCGCATCCTTTCAAAGTTTTGTGTTATAAATGGGATGCTCGCATTGTCGATACACGCAATGTTAAAATTTCCAGTTCCTCTATGAGTAATTTCCGATTCGCCGTTAGCTCCTGCATTTCTAATTGCTCTAAGTCCAAAATCGGAATAGGTCGTATCGGCAACAAAATCCAATAATGAACCACCTGACGCAGTCCTACCGACACCAATTTGAACTGCGCAAACCTCATTTGACGTGCTACTACTGCCCACGTTCAAAATCGCACCCGGGCTAGTGACGCTGAATTCTCCAAGGGAGCTTACCCTAACTCTTTCAACCCCACCCGTAGCAATGGCATAAGTATTGGCCGCAGGACTAAACGCGCCTGTGTCGGTGTCGTTATTGGCCGTATAAGCTGGTGCAGCGGCACTCCCTCCAGCTACGTTTGACGGTCTAAATCCGCCGAAGTTAAGATCGGCAGTACAGCTGTTTTGCCCGTCTTTCGTTAAGCACTGGTTGATACCCGCCGCAAAGTCGTTGTCTTGCGTATCGTGGCGCGTTGCATCAATCGCAATTCCAGCCACCGCGTCGCCAGTCCAGCCGCCTGTACCTGCATTGCTCTTTGTATAGGTTCCGCCGCTCCAGCTCATGATTATTCTCCTTTTAGGTATTGAAGGCCGCTCGTTGACAACGCCGTGCTTAGTTCTTTTTGAATGTAGCTATTAAATAAACTATCAATCTTTTCACGTCCGGCTTTGGTCTTTTGAAGATCACGTAAAAACATCTGACTTGCTTTTAGCTTTGTCACTGCATCGTCGCCTTGGCTAAACAAGTACTTAGCAATCTCCTTGTCTGTAATAGGGTTATTCTTTGTTCCAAGAACGCTCTTTGCGGTATCAACTATCCAGCTTCGTACCCCACGCTTACCCGAAACGAAGTTCAAAAAGCTATCAACGTTATCGGCAATCGTTGTTTCGTTTAACTCTCGAATTTGTCTTGCCATCTCTTGCCGTGGCTGAGTAGGGGAGCCACCTAGTATTTTGTTTTTGAACTTAACAAAGTCGGTTAGCCGCCTTACTTGACCAAGCATCTTTGTGGCGCGTTCCTCTCCAACTAGTGCCACCATCTTTTGAAAGCGTTCGTTCCCTTTTTCAAACGGGGCATTGATTAATCTCTGACCTTGTTCTTGGCTGTAAGCTCGTTCAATCGCACCTGCTACTGAGCGTTTTATCTTATCAACGGCTTCTTGCCCGCCTTGCTTTTCTACAGCGTTTACAATCATCTTAAAGGAATCTGGGTCTACCTCAGAACTCATTAAACGCTCGCCCGGCTGCCCTAAAGGTCCACCGCTTAGGATGTTTTGAACTTGTTGTTCAACATCCGCACTCATTCCTTTTGCTTCTGGTGCAGCTTCTTTATAAGCTAATCTTCTTTGCGGCAAGTCGGGATTCCGAGCCACTAATTCATCCTCAATAGTCTCAAGGAGCTTCCTTCCTGGAATATCTGCAATTTTTATTTGCGTTTCTTCTAGGTATTTTCGTGGGTTCTTTAATGCTTGTTTTAATTGCGAGGCTACTTGGTTCGCAACTTCTTGACTTCTAATATCTGGAGCCGCTTCCCCCTTCGGATAGGTTGTAGCAATATAATTGCGGGCAAGAGATTGATAAGTAGGATCTTCTGATGCCCGTGTAATTTCAGGAGAAAATTCAATCTTTGGTGGCAATGCTTCCTGTCTGTATGGTTGATTTATCCCAAACTGACGGGGGACCTCTTCTTGTCCATATTCATTAACAACGCGATAAGGGACCTCTTCCTTAAATGCTCCCTGATAGATTTCTTTGCCGCGAGCTGATAGTGCCTGTTGCCCTTTTTGTAAAGTTTCTTCGAGAGCTTCGTATCCTTCTCGCTGAGATGGTAAGAAGCCTTCTGATTTACCCAAGGGCTCCATAATCATTCCCATTTGCTGGTTAAGAGTCTCAGGGGAGGTCCGACCCTCTAATGCCTGAGTAGCAATTTCAAGCCCCGCTGGTCCTTGAGCATACGTTCCAGCAATACCTTGGGTAACTGGCCCTAGTGATTCGGCAACGGTCTCCATTCCGCCTTGTCCGGCTTCTGCTGCTAATCTTTGGGACTCAATAGCTTGTTGAATCTTTTCGGGTGTCATGCCCGCCACTTCTTCCTTGCCGAGCGTTTCAACTATTTGTTGCTCGCCTGGCGTTAGAGCGGTACTGGGCATCTTTGTATTTGGAATCCCAAGCTTTGAGCCTAAATACGAAGGTAGTCCAGTTCGACTGAGACCACTGCCCAATGCCATCATTCCACCAGCACCAGCCGCCTCAACTCCGCCACTTAAAATACGTTCGACCATATCCGCCTCGGGACTAGGTCGAGAAGAACCCTTCACAAATGATTCAAGTAAATTAGTAATAACCGGAGACTTTAAGGCAGCTTCTCCGCCTTTTGATAGTACTTCTTGTATCACAGGAAGAGCTTTGCCAGTTGCTTGTGCAGCTTCGCCTAGTCCTGCGGCCCTCTTATAAATGCCCATTGGGGTAAAGGCCCCAAGAGCTTCATATCCTAATGCAGTTTTCGGGTTTTCTTGCCGATACTGATTTGCAAGGTTTCTTAGGTCAGCCGCTTCAACATTTGGGATAAGCCCTGCCAATGCATCAAGAGTGTAATCTCCTGCAGGAGAAAACGCGCTTCCCATTGCAAGGATATTACCTGCAAAATCTTTGCCTCTTTCCGTTGCCCAATCCTGTATCCCTGAAAAATATCCAGTATCTTGAGGACCGTCATCAACTTCAACGTCAACTATTGAGCCGTCATCTAGTTCGACTGTAACAATTTTTTTATTTGCCATGTCGTTACCTTACGTTAATGATTCTGGCCGAGCTGCCAAATTTTTTAGCGATATTGGCTCTTAGGTCATCAGATATCTTCATTCGTCCAGTACTTTCTGCTAATGACGTCCCTCCACCACTTTCCATTAATTCATCCATTGCGTAAGACCTAATTGGCTTGGTTGAGCCATTTAAGTAATCGCTACGGAATTGCTCATTCCCCTTATTTAATTGGAGAAGAGCTGCATTTGAAAAGCGTTGTTTTGCTTTCATTAGTGCATTCAAGCCCCTTAATTGTTCTGCTGTTAAAGGAGTAGATACCCCTAAATAACTTGCTGCATTATTTTTTAAATTTCCTAATTTGGAATTTAAAATTTGCCACGCCGCATCAAGTTCTTTTGGGTATACAACGCTATTGTCAAGACCTTGAATGAAAAGCTTTACCCCTGTTTGTTGAGCATTTAACAATGCGGGTTTACTTAAAGGCTGTCCAAGCTCGTCTGTGGTTGTGTTTAAAAGCCGTATTGCACTTTTAACCGAATCCTTTGATCTGGTTGCCGAATTATATTGATCGCGATGGGCTGATAAGTACTGCTGGTCTGCTTCTTGAATAAGTTGCTGATTAGCTCTTTTTGTTTCTCTCTCTGCTCTATTAAGGGTTGCTCGTCCTGATATTCCTGCTATTTCTTCGGGGCTCATGGTTGCTGCTTGAGTGGGCGTAGCCGTTGGAGTTGCAAGAGCTTTTGCCACTTGGTCGGTTGATGGAGTTGTAATCGTAGTCGCATAGTCCTCAGCGCGTTTTTCAGCATCTGGAACGCCTAAAATTTTCAGCGTATCTCTAACTTGGGCAGGGGTTGTCACTCCTTCAACTATAGAATCGCTTGTCGGACTAGCACTAAAAGATTGGCCCAACTTTCCTAACTCAGACTGAAGGCCCTCAACCGTACTATTTAAATTGGCTTTTTTCGTTTCTAGTTCAATCAATCTACGATTAAATTGGTCGAGCTGGTCAGGAGTAAACCCTCGTACGTTTGTATTTTTTAGTTGATTGATTTCTCTTTCTATCGCATCTCGATTTCTTTGCGTTAAAACGGCTTGGCTAGTTAATACCTGTCGTTGTTGATTAATATTTGGAGCGGCAAATTTTTGTTTGCTAGCTTCAACCTCGGCTGCTTTTATCTCATTTGCTCGTTGACGAATTTGAATATCGCTCGCGCCCGATTCAATATCCTGTTGAAGCTTATCTTTTAAGAATGCTAATTTTGCATCTGCCATTTCTCGCTGAGATTGAACCGCAGCTTTCCTAGCTTCTAGGTCAGCCAGTTTGAATTGGCTTTCCTGTTCTTTCGCTAACAACTGCCCCGCAACCCCCGCCATTGCTGGATTCTGCCGCATGAACTCAGCTAGGCGTTCGTTTCGAGAGAGAGGAGTAGGGGTTTGCGAAGGCAGTTTATCGAACCGAATTTCCTGCGTTTGCTCTAAATCTGACTTTGTAAGTGGTGCCGCTCCCGCCGGCATTGGTAGGTTTTGTATGTAGTCTTCTTTCCTTGCTGGCGGTTCCGAATATGGCATCGGCAATTTCTGCATCGGGTCGGATGATTCTGCCCCAACTGTTGACGGCGCTGCTCCTGTAAAGATCTGATACAACTCCGAAGTAGCTTTCTGCTTTGCCGCTTCATCGGAGGCTTTGCCGTACCCTGTAGCCACCGCTCCAAGAATGCCAGCCAGCATATTATAGCGGTTTGCTTTCTCTCGTTCTTCGCGGCTTGCTCCGGCCCGTGGTGTGGCCCTAAAAGACGATGCAAGGCTACCCAATACTTGCGGCCAAACGCTTGGCCCTGTGTAGCCTGTAGGCCCGCTGCTACTGCCGCCGAAGATGCTTCCAAGCGAGTCCATTATCCCGCCGCCTTCAGATACGGGGTTCTTTGAAACAGGGCTATCACTGCCGAATATGGACGATAGGAACCCACCGCCCTGACCTCCGGTTGTCGGTGCGGTTCCGCTGCTGAAGATTGGCCCAAGAATCCCACTTAGGCCACTTGCTGCGCCTCCGGCGTTGCCTTGGCTCGCGTTGTATGCGGTCAATCCGAGATTAAGAATATCAGCCAAATCTATCGCCATGTTATCCCCTTATTGCTGAAAGCCTACATCAATTCCGCTTGGTCCGCCTTGAATTGTGTTCTGGGCGATTTCTTGAAGGCGGCCTGGTGGAATATTAAACTCTGCCCCCATTTTTTGAAGACTGTCGATCCATCCACCTGTTCGGCCTGTTATCCTTGCTTTTTCCAGAGCTGCTATAGAATCTGGACTTTGTCCTGCGTTCTGCGCTGAAATGGCCAAACGCTTTAAGGCTTCTTCGGCTTTATTGTTGCGTACGAGTTCGGCAAAATCGCGCTTGTCTTTTGCAGTCAACCAATTGAAGTTTCTCAAAGTCTGATTAAATTCGATTCTCCATTGCCTTTCAGCTTGTGTTTGTTGTCGAATCGCCAGTTTCATTTGTTGGTCAAATTGTTCTTGATTCACTCCAAGCTTTCGCATTTCCATCCCGAAATTACGGTAGGACTCCTTCTCGCTCTGGTTTGCAGCAATTAAGGTATTCCGCTCTTGGCCTGTTAGATTCAATCGGGCTAGTCCTGCGCTGGTATCACGGTCAAAGCCCATTTTGTTAAGTTCCCCAGCTTGCCGTAGCTGTTCGCCCGCAAGAGGGGTGATTGCTCCGATAGCTCCTTGAATCTCGCCTGCTCGTTGCTGTTGTGCGCCTAATTCAGCTTGATATCGCTGCTGCGCTTGGTTCATCAAGTTTTGAGTCGACGTGTTTGCGACGTTTCGAGCTTCGTTCCGGAGGCTTGCTTGTTCGTCGGAAGCTTGCTTATTTAGAGCTTGCATCTCCCTCATGTAAGCCTCTGAGCCTACTGGAATGCCTCGGTTTACTAGCTCGGCTTCCCGTTGCGCTTGTCGCTGTTGCTGCATCTCACCCACACCTGTTTGTAGGTCGGCAAGAGTCTGCGAATAGATGTTATTGAAGAACTGGCCCGCTTCTTGTTCAGTCGGCATCTTTGTCGTTGGGGTCCATTGCCCCGCGCTTTGGAGATTTCCCATCAGTGAGCTGATGAGATTGGGGTCAACGTACGTCTGAAGGTTCGCGGTATAATCCCCAATGTTTGTATCAAACAAATCGCCTTCGCTTGGAAGTTCGGGCAAGGGTTGATACGTTGGGCCTTCTTCTGGTGCCGCAGTGGTTGGAGCTGTAGTCGTTGCGCCTTGGTCAGCTGGCGGTGTTGTTGCTGCGGGTGGCGTAACAGTCAAACCTCCGCCCGTAGGAGGTGGAACCTTAGTTCGGGTCTTTATAGCGTTCTGGATTTGCCCCGCAAGAGCCCTACGCCGCTGCATGGATGCTGCATCAGTCTTCCCCGCAAGCCCTCGGTATTCCGTCATCGCCGTGTTGTATGGGTTAGTCCCATAGTCCAGCGGTGGCGGTGTTGTAGGGGTCTTGGTCGTCGCTGCCGCTGTGGTAGGCTTTGCCTTCGGTACCGGAGTGGCAACGGGTCGAGGGTTCATTGGGTTTGTGCGAGGCACTGCCATGTTTAGGCCCTTCTGTTAAATTGGGAAAGGATCTGGTTTATTCGCGCTTGCATATCAGGGGTGTTAAATGCGCCAAATTCAGGGATGTTGCCTTGCGGATAAACCGGCATCCGATTGCCCGGATTTACTGGCATCTGCCCCATGCGGTCGCCCGGCATGTTGGCTGGACGCTGTGGCATATTCGCGGGCATTCCGGGCAACCCTCCTGCTTGCGCCACCCTGTCGCGAGACTGCTGCAACGATGGAGCTGCAACGGTACCCGGAGGGACTTGCCCACGCCGTTGAGCCTGAAGCCCACGGGCAAGTTCACGCCGTCTCTGCATTGCCATTGGATCTTTATTCCCTGATAGGCTCTGATATTCCTTGTACATGTCATTTGGCATTAGAAAATGTCCTCGATTTCAAACGTAATAGATGCTGCAGATAGTTCAACGCTCCCGATTTCAAACGTAATAGATGCTGCAAATAGTTCAACGCTCCCGACCTTTGTTTCAACGGCTAACGATAAGGAAGCGCACCTACCAATACTTGTAAGTGAGTACGAATCTTCGGAAGATATCTGCGGGTAATCCCAAAGCGATACGTTCCAAATCGACGTGTTCCATAGGGAGGTACTCGGCTCCCCAATCTGAACAGTACCAAAAACGCCTTCCTGAAAATCACAATCAACGGCCATGCTGAATTTTAGCCCCGTTGGGGTTTTTACAGTTGGTCGAGCAAGCGTGAAGCGTTTAGTAGAGGCTCGGTTTCCAAAATAAGTGTAGGCCGTCTTTATCTCGCTTCGTATGTATCCGCCGTTATCATCGGCCCCCCAGTGCGCCTCGTATATCTTGCCGCCGGCGGAAGAAAAGAATAGGCGGTCATCCATTGTGGCCCAATGGAAAGCGTGCATCCCGACATACCGAGTCCACGCCCCGATAGTAGGGTTCATAACGAACTGTTCTGCGGCATTGTAAACGGGAATATTTACGTAAAGAGATTGGGCTATTGGGTGATACTTTAGGCACCATCCGGAAGTATCGCCCCATGTTGTCGCAGCATCTAAGAACGACTTATTGATTACATCTGTAACCGCTGCGTACTTTGCGGTATTGCCCGCTGTTAAAAGCGTTCCAAGAGCTGTAATTCCCGCTTTGTGGACGATAAGGAGATCGCTTCCAAAATTGTAGTATGCTCTACGTCCAGCTACAGGAGCGGGTAAGAAGAACCTAGCGGCTAATCCCCAATCGGATGCCGTATCTGGGTCAGTCCCTTCATATACTAAAACCTCACCTTCGGAGGTAACTGCAACCAAATAATCCCGTAGGCCCACGCCCGTGTCTCGACTAAATGGAGCTAAGAACGCAAGGGTTCCCCCTCTTTGAGTGACGGTCTGTAGGTCAAACTCTTTTAGGTCTCCGGTCGTTGCGCGAAGGTCCCCATACCAGAAACTTGCGCTATTCTTTTCGACAAAATAAAGACGATTCTTATAAACGGTGACATCTATCAGGCTAGAACTAACTAGCCCATGGTGTCCGGTATGTGATTGATAAGTAGGGGTAGTAACCGTAGTCCCGTTGTAGTTCCGTGGCGCATCTGAACCATTTACAAGAATAACGGTATTGTTAAATATCGCGTGTTGCCACTGATTGTTAGTTAGTCCAGTTGCGAGGGTAGTGGGAGTGGAACCTGTTACGTTTATCAGTTTCCCGTTCACACCTGCTATCAGTTGGGTGTTGCCGTTTTGCAAAGGAAACTCAATCAGCGTCTGAACATCCGCGTTTTCGCCTGTATTGCAATGAAGGCGATACCCTTTACGAGTGCGCACGTAACCTTGATCTGGGTACACGTTTACCAGCTTAACAGCATAACCCTCCTTCATCTGGTCGAGCGGATCTCTGGTGTTCCAACCAAGATAAGGTGCTGATATGGTGGCGGTCGTAGCTTTCATTAGAAGGTCGGTTTGTAGCTAGCCCCAAAATCAGAGACGTAAACCTTTCGGTTCGCGCCCGGCATCTTTGCTTCGTTTGCAGCCAAAATATCTGTAGCTTGGCTTAAAGTTTCTGGTGTCCAATTGATGTCAACGGTGCCTTGTTGCTCCTTTACTAGCTTGTTATCGAGAGCAATTTGCATCAGGCGGAGCTTTTCCTGTTCGGGTAGGTTGCCGTATGCTTCCCCAAACGTTTCATGGTTTGTGGCAAACTCGTAAATGTCTTGAGGTCTTAATGCCTCGTCTTTGCCTGTGTTCGCAAACTGGTTATTCACCCATTTGCCTGACTCATCATATCCGACAAAGTCCTTGGCTAGGTTCTTGTTTTCAGCCTTCAGCGCGGCATCCTTTGTGTCCACCCATTCAGGTTTGGGGACATCGAACCCGTACATTTTAAGGCGTTCCCAGCGCTCTTTTTCGATGTTTGGAGCGGTGCCGCCCATTATCCTTGAGATTATCTTGGTACCTCCCCATGTCGGGTTCACCAACCATGAAGGCAGCCCTGCTTTTTCTAATTTTGCAACGCCATAAAATAAGGGGGCAACTGGCGCGAGACTACGACTAACATTTTGTGCGTTCCCTGTTTTTGCAGCATCCCAAGCCCTTCGCCCTGATCGTGCTATATAAGGAGCTGAGGTTTTTACTGTATTTATCACCGCACCTACTTTTCCACCTTTGGCATAACCTTCGGCTGCTGCAATCGCAACATCTTTCGTATAATCGCCCATCTCCGACTCAATTTCCCCGAATCGAGGAGCTTGAAAGCCCGATGGTGCACCTTGCCCCACACCGTCCACACCCTGCATCTGGTTCTGGGCTCTAAGGTTCTGCTGTTGTTGTCGATACCAATCGACATAATTCATGTAAGGCATTACCAGTTACCCTCTTTGATATTTGCCTCAGAGATAAACGTTCCATACCCTCGGTAAAGGTTCGATGTTCTGCCGCCGTTTTGTTGGGCAAGATCCGCCTTTAACCCAAGGATGTATTCGGCTTCTAAGTCCCGATACTCAAACCCCTTAAAGCGATAAAATCGAGCTAAAATCCCTTTCATTAATACCGATGACTCAATCAATGGCTCATCAGTATCGGCTAGAAACTTCTGATATATCATGTCCTGAGCGGTCCATGTCACACTGCCATCGTTCCCGCTGTTGGCCGTAGTAGGGGCATTGGCTCCGGTTGTTCCTGCGCTCGTGTTACGCCAAATCTGAGAATCTGAATAAACATAAGTACCCGCCGCAACTACCGTCGAAGCCGTCCAGAGTTTAGGTCGAATCCAGCTTTTTGATTGGTAAAAGATTGAGACTTGCTCTCCGCCTGTAGGAGTTGGAACGAATGAAAGCCCTCTCCCCGCTGTGCTAGTTAGTTGGACTCGAAAAGCAAACTTTGTAGGGGCTGCTGCTGTTTGCTTTATTTGTTGCCATTGAGCGAAGGTAATCGGCCCAGTCAAAGGGCTCATATCCGCCGTATACCATGCAGTTGAATCCACCAATTCGGCAAAATCAGCAGGTAAAGGCTGGATTTCAGAGGCAATCAGAGTGAGCGTTCTTGCTTCGACTAGCTGAGGAAACTTGAATTTTCGAGCAGCTTCGGTGCCTCGTTCGTTAGCTATCGCTAAAAGCTGGCGCACCGTCCCGTCGTTATTACCGATAACGGTTGAAGGACTTGGCAACCCGCCGTAGTTGCACACATCTTGTATGATTGAGAGTAGGGTAGCCATGTCGCCGCTTCGTTTTATTTAACGTAGCGGAGAGGCAAAGCCCCCGCGATTGGTAAGTTTAGTGTACCTAATAACCGCGGGGTAGAGCAATTATTTCTTTGACTTTACCAAGTCTTTGAGCGGTAAAAGAGGCTGATTGTTTCGGTTCCTACCGGAGTAGGGTGCATGGCAACGGCTCGTGCGCCTTTGCTGTTTTGCGATACGCGAAATGCAAACTTGATTCCAGCGTTACCTGTTTGTGTAAGTGCCTGCTATTCCCGAGGCATAATTGGGCCTCGAATTGGGGTCATATCTCCCGTGTACCATGCCGTTGAATCGAGTAATTCAGCGCAATCGGCAGGGAGCGTTTGGTTAGTTCCAGCAACAAGGGAGAGGGAAGAGAGCTTAGTAAGCTGTGGCCAATCAAACATCCGAACGGCTTCAATGCCTCGTTCGTTGGCAATCGCAAGCAACTGTCTTGTAGTTGCGTCTGTATTGTTGATTATGGATGTCGGGCGAGGAAAGCCACCAAAGTCACAGGCATCTTGGAGAACAGAGAGAAGAGTCGCCACGTTTCAAAATCCTGTAAGACTTCAAAACGGAGAGGCTCTAACAAAGGGCCGCCGTTGGTAACGCTCTTTACGGGTACAAAAGAGGGGCCGAGCGATGTCCCCCCTTTATCTTATGTTAATTGCAGCTATTTTGCCACAACTACTTTTTGCTCTTTATTAGCGTTTCAACCTAAATAATTAAAATCCGTCCGGAACCAATCACTCTGCGCCTCTTCGCCTTGATCATCTGGACTAACAAAAACCCACCGACCATCTTGGATCTGTTGAACATCTGCCCATTTGACCGTTAAAATGTTAGGCTCAATTTCACCAGTTGCCGCGTTAATTCCAGCCTTTGCGTAACCCATAGAAACACTAATTGCGGCTTCTGCTTGAAGGGCTTCTGATTCTGTATTGAATACTAAGTATTTCATATTACGGTGCTACATTTTTATACGGATGATCGGCGGGCAGGTCAGCGACCAAGCCCCACTTCCAAGCGAGGTAGCCTTCGTATTGCTGCCGCTCCAGCGTGGTCAGGTTGCGGTTACACAGGATGATTTCGGAGATGTTCTTCTCGCTGAACGCAGTTAGCGCTTGCTGCCTTCCCGCTATCTGAAAGTTGGTTGTTGCGGTGCTTTCCCACGTTTGGGTGCCAGTTGACCGGTAGTTACCGCTCGCCCCTGTAACGGTGACAGTAGCCGTTCCACCATTGCCGGCAGTCCCGCCAGTTCGGCCCAGCGTTGCGATTTTGTTGCCTGTGAACGTTGTTACGGCGACGTCAACACCAATCGCTGCAATATCAGTGTGGTGGTAGCCAATGCGCGAGAAGCCCTCCATCCTTTGCAGAATGGGATGTCCGCCTCCGGGTGTGGCAACTGCGGACCTAAACCCAGCGATCATCAGCCAAGCTCCAGCAGTCGTTACGAAGTTGAACGCAGCACCAATGAAAAAGTCATTACTTGCATCTGCTGATGTGCCTGTAATGAAAAACACATCGTCCGTTGCATCGAACTTCAGGGTAGGCTTGCCGTTGAACCCGGTCGCCAGATACTCAGGCTGCAAGGATGCCGTGGTCTGAACAGCGTGCTTTGCGTTGCCAGATTTGTCACTCCACTGCGAGACGTTTGAGCCGTTGAGTGTGATGGTGCTGGTATCCGCAGCATCTAGCCATAAAGACAAATCTGACAAAAGGGCCGGAGTCCATCCAGCAATCCCAGCAAGCCCAGCGGCCCCTATTCCGCGCAACATTAAAGCGTTAGTCACTAGAACACCACGTATTGAATTGAACCCGACACCTGTACTGCTGCGGACAAGTTGATATTTAAAAGGGCGCCAGCCGCCGTTGCGCCCCATCCTCCAGGATTAAATGGAAGGACCTTCCCACCGCTTGCTGGGAATGATTGCCCCTTGCAAATCACAGCACCACCAGCCCCGCTTTGCCATTCCACGGTAACCGCTCCGGTGCAAAGAAACTCCATCGAGATGATATAAATGCTTTTTCCAGCAACCGCCGCAACAACAGTGGTATTGCCACTAGTGTTGGCATTTATTGGAGCATATTGCACATTAAGCAATTCGCCCGAAGGAGACCATATGCGATCTACCGCATGACCAAAGGTGACACCGTTAGCAAGTCCGCTCATTTCTTACCCTTTACGAGTTCTTTTAACATGTCTTGTAGTTCGGCATTCTGCTTCTGCATTGCCGCCATTTGCTCTTTGAGAGCTTCTACTTCAACGTTCTTGCTCGGCTTTGCGTCAAGATAATCGTTAGCTCGCTTTCTCATGTTCATTGCGCCAATCCCAATCGCGCTCAACACATGATCGCCCACTTTTGATAACTGTTCAACCGAAAAAACATGGGCTCTTGTGCACATATCTTTTTGGGTTTCGGTAAAGCCAAGAACATCAAGAGGGGTCCCAATATCTTGCCCTTCATTGAGCTGCCATTGCCTGTAGACTTCTGAAAATCGCTTAATATCGGCAGGGGTTACGACGCGAACAACTGTGTCGCCGCCTGGGACTTTTATTTCAATGTATTCAAGCTGAACAGAATCGTCGTAAATATCACGTTCCTCGATACGGCTTTCTTCCGCCTTGTATTTTGGGCCTCTATAGAACCGTACTCTGAGCGACGAGTCATCCCCGTGACGCATCCGCTGGCCTGAGTTTGGCATCCGATCTTCTAGTATTTGTGGGAACATGAATCCTTTCCTTTTTGAAATAGGGAGAAGCCGCCTCCCCCCTTTACCTTATGCCTTAGTTACTTGCTCCGTAGAACAATTCGCCAGGGCAATAAATTGTTATTGCAACGTCTGCTGCGGCAACCGCTGCCGAACTATTGTGGAACGCATTAAGAAACTTACCAGTGATGGCAAGGTCATCAAGTTTTCCGTCAGTTGCGCTTAGAGATACTTGAGCATTGGCCGCAATAGCCTGTGCAGAAGTTGCTTGAAGCACCCCGCCAGTCCCAATCCAGAAATAGTTCCCAGTTGGTACTGTGGCAAACTGCACAATCCCTACGCATCCGACAAGAGCATCGTCCCCAGCTGCGGCTACTTCCAGTTCCCCAGAGGTAGCGTTCAAGCGAAGAATGTATGCCAACTTGTTGACCGCATTGGCTCCAAGTGTATTTTTAACAAGTCGGTAAAACTTGCCATCCTTCCCTGTAACTCTTTGACCAGCTACAAATCCGGTTGGAAGCGTTGTGCCAACATATTCCAGTTCAACCCCACCAAGGGGCTCAATTATTCCAATACCCATAATAATAGCCTCCGATAGAGTTTACTGTTGTGCGTAGCCCTGAAGGAAGAGGTTTCTTCCTGTCATGTTACCAGCCCATGCCAAGTAACGTACGGTCGCATCTTGGTTGAACGAATCCCGAGCTTTCAAAGGCACGAAGTTACGCTTCGATGCAGTTTTGAAGAACAAGTGATTCAGGTTGAGGAATCGGGTAATTGTCGCTGTCGACACGCCCTGATATCCACCACCGTTAATCACTGGGATGCCCATAAACTCAAGATCGCCGCCGCCAATGGTATCAATCGTAGCATCGCCGACCTTCATGATTCTCTGGACAGTCTGAAGAGACTCACGATAGAAACGATAGTGCGTTCCACCTGCATAAATCAGGGTAGGGCGCTCATTGTTTCGTGTGAGTGCATCAACGCAAAGTCCATAGAACGATTGAATGGTTGAGTTGCTGATGGTGATGCTGTTATCGGAAGCGTCAAGAAGCTGGTTTCTTGCCCAAGTATAAGTGTTTCGGTCAATGCCACCAACGGTTCCAGAGTTAGGAGCCGAAGAGACAAGAAGGCCAAGACCACCTATTTGTTTACCGCCATCTGCTGTTCCATCTGACTCGATATCAACAGCCATCTGGTTCATCATGGTGTACTCAGCAGCCTCGATTCTCTTTTCGAGAAGATCGAATACCTGCTCAGGTCCAGTGTTCTGAACATCGCTTTCAAGACCGTTAATAACAACGGCAACCGCTACCTGCTTCCAGAGAAACCGGAAAGCAGTGAACTGTTCGGTCTGAGAAGTGTTAAGAACCTCACTTCCAGCGTAACGCTGATAGGAAGGGTTCTCCGCGAAGAGCTGTTCTTCGAGTATCGATTCCCCACCAGAAACGAGTTTCTGATTGTCTTTCATGAATCTCAGCAACGGAATGTTACGCGAGATCCCATCTGCCATTTTCTTACTTCTTTTGTACATCGCAACGGTGAGCATTTCACCGATACTTGCATTAGGCGTTGCCATTTTTTAATCCTTAAAAGTAGCCTGTTTCCTTTGCAGCTTGCATCAAAGCTTCGCGAATACTGCCAGCTTCAGGGGTAGGAGTAGGGGCACCACTCAAACCACTTACACCGCTGGCGGCTCGTTTTACGGACTGGGGAACACCTTGCGGCTTGTTCAATCGGGAAAAGTTCGGGTGGCGCATCACAGCCCCGTAGGTAGTTTCTAATTGCTCCTCGAAAGACAAGTAAGGGTAGCTTTGCTGAATTTCAGGGAGTACCTGCGCCATGGCTTGCCTTACGGCTCCAAAATGCGGTTTTTTACTTCCCCAATCCTCAATATAGCCTCTTAATTGCTCGGTTTGAATCGAAACTTGCTGCTGTTCAATGTCCCGCTTTTGCGATTCAACTGCTCGCTTTTGGTCTTCCACTTCCCATCGAGCCCTGCGAACCTCTGGGGCTTCGCTCATATCGCTATCTACAGCAATATCCAATAGGTCGATTTTATTTGCATCTGCAAAGCGTTTTAGAAAAGCTTTCGGGTCGCGCATCATTTCAGAGCGTTCGGTAATCAATTGCTCAATTACTTGGCCCCGACTGATACCCGCTGCCGAGATAGCTTTATCAAATGGCTTTAGGACAGATTCAATCTCTCCCATTTGTTTTTTGAGATTGCCGTGTTCACTACCGAATCGGCTGATGTAAGCGTGCTGCTGGCGTTCTCGCTCCGCTATGTACTTGCGTACATCTTTGGGCAATCCTTTCCAGTGCTGGCGCATTTCTGCCGCCCACGCCGCTGGCTGCGGTTCGTCATCGTCCTCATCTGCGCTATCAACCTGCGCTTCTGATTCAGGTTCCGAAACGTCCGTTGGCTCGGCTTCTTCTGTGGGAATTTGTTCTTCTTCCGCTTCTACGGATGCAGGAAGGTCGGGCAAGTCAACATCTAAATCTAATGCAGCTGCCTCAAGGTCGTCTCTTATATCGCCCATTAGCGTATTCCTTCAGTGATATCGTTAGGGTTCACTTCTTCGCAGTCTCTTAACTCCTGCGGAACGTTCGCGTTTATGTAGTCCTTATTGCCTCTCATCGCAGCGGTATACCACGCTTTTACTTCTTCGATATCCTCCCGTAGTCCTTCAATTTGTTTATTCTGATGCATCCCAACTGATGCCCAAGTTCGATCATCATCAATTTCGACGTAACCTTTTTCTTTCGTTACACGACGAAACGCACTCTTACTGTCAAAGGTCTCACCAGTTGCAGGGTGCCACGTTGGGTTAATTGTATCTTGGTGTACAGCAGGGGCAGAGGAGACGATAACGGGCGGCACCTTCTCAACAAGCTTTTGCGTTGCCGAATCGTATACCCATTTGCCTCTAATGCCTTGGAATTCCATTATATCCCCTTCGGTGATAACTCTTTAATAGCCGCTTTCCTTACTTCCGTCTGATTCTTTTGGTCGGCTTGAATCACTTTTGAGATTTCTTTTTGACGTTCAGAAGCTTGCGACGCACGAAGTTTCGCTTCTTCAATATCGCGCTTTGTTTGAAGTTTGGCAGCTTCAATTTGCTCTTTGCTTGCAATCTTTTGTGCTTCTAGCTGCTCCTTTACTTGCAATTCTTGTGCCTTCATTGAAAGCTTTAAACTTTCAATTTGAGCTTTATACTGAGCGTCCATTTGCGCTAGCTGTTGCTCCATTGCCATTTGTTGCGCTTGTGCGTCTGCTTGCGCTTGAGCTTGTTGCAATTGTTGTTGAGCTTGGGCATTTTCTTGGCTCTGGCCGTCCATGCCTTGTTGCATCTGCTGCATTTGCATCTGCCGTTGCTGTTCTTCAATGGCTTTAGCTTCTTGTTTTGCCTTGTCCATTTCAGTCTCGACTTCGGCAAGAGCTTTTTCTAGTTTGCCCTTTATCTCGCGTCCAGCTTCAAATTGGCTTGTGGTGTACAGGGTTATCTCGTTAATGACTGGCATCAACTGAGGGATTGCTTGAGCGTGTGGAAGCAATACGTTGAATAAATTGCCTAGTGCATTAGTTAGGTCAATTGCGGATTGTTTTGCAGCTTCTTGGTCAGCAAAAGTAGTCGAATCTGTCTCAATATCAATGCGATAATCGCTCTGAGTATCATTGCGGAGTAGGTCAATTACACCGCCTAAATACTCTTCTATTTCAGGGTCGTTACTGACACCTGCCATCTTGATCATGGTTTGCGATTGAAAATGATTCTTGATGACTTGCGCCATTAGTGCGACAACATCGCGGCAAAACTTGGCAACTTTCCGCTGTCTATCGCTAATACGACTCATCGCGTACTGAGTCTTAATTTGTTGAGCCCCTAAAGTCTCAGAAGCACGAGAAGTCCCGCGCACAATGTCAGAGATACCCGTAATATCGTATATCTGTTGCTTTTCTTGCTCCATTGCTTCATGCAGCACTCTCAAAATCGCCGCATGGTCAGCCATTGAGAGTACTTCCAATGCAGTTTTTACGCCGCCCTGTTGTAGGTACATCTGGAAGTTAGAAAGCTGAATATGGGTACCGTTTGGCTTTCTTAAGATGTTATCTAGCTCTGGGTTTTCACTGCTGGATATCGAAAGGACTTTAATGTATCTCGCGATATCTTGGGCTTTTTGGCAAAGCTGATTGAGCGTCTCTTGCTGGTCTTGGTAGAAACAGATATCGGGTCTTGGGATAAGTCCCGTGGTCAAAGTAGCAAAGAGGGGTTCAGGGCAGGGGAAGAACTCGTCAAAGGTAAGATAAGGTTCGTCCTCTTTTAAGACTTCATTATGCCCTTCAGCTAACCAATAGACCTTATTGGAGTCCTTGCACCAAACCTCATACACGCAGATACGGTTCTTATTTATTTCCTTCTCGCCTTCTTCCTGCGACGCTTCCTGCGAGTTGCGATAAGTAATGTAAGCATCTTCGCCGAATTTCTCCTTAAACTCTTTCTTAGTTATATGGGTCTTTCGGGCTACTTTACGGACTTCCGCCCAAGTTCTTGCTGGTTCAAATAGCAGATCCGTCCAATGGATGTAATCAACTACGCATTTCTCATCTAGGAGCGTTTCAACGGGCTCCCCGTCAACGTAGTACCCTTCGTCGTCCTGTTTAACGAGGCTAGGGTCTACAGGTTGGCCCATCTCATCAACGTACTGCTCAGGGGCTTCACCCATTTCGGGAGCTTCTTGGCCTTCCATCTCGCCGCCCATCTCCATACCCATCTCAGGCATAGGAGGCATCCCTTCCATCGGAGGCATACCAGGCATTTGGCCCATCATCGGGGCAGGTGCTACCTCTTGGACTCTAATCTTAGGAGTTTCTACGCCTATTTTTGGCTCGTAACGTACCCATAAGGCACCTTGGCCAACAACGAGGTAATCATCAACCGCACGAGACACGGCAGCATCAAAACCCGATACTTCCACCTGGAACCGTGTGCAACGCTCTAGAATCTGGCTTCCTAAACGCGCTGTAACGTCCCGAGTAGGGTATCGCCTGAATATCTCCGGCTTAGGAGGTTGGGCGTAAAGAGCGGGTTTTAGCGTATTAACAATCGACCAGAATACGTTAAGCTGTGCAGGTCTTTCAACGTAGGGGCTATAATCTTCTCCGGCATAAAGCTGCTCACTGCGCCTTGCCATCTCGTAGTAACGGTCACGCGCCTTTTTCCACCGTCTAATCTCGGTGTGCAGGGGATGCTCTTTGTCTTTGTCGTCGCTTTCGTACTCAGCCATCCCATTCCGCATCAAAAAAACTCATTTGGCGTAAATCGTAATTCCTATATAAAACCTCAGTCCGATTGCCCCTTTTTTCTATTTGATTGGTGACGTGACAAGAAAGTGTTTTCTCTAATTTGTGCCACTCTTCCGGTATAGTAACCGCTTGAGGATAATTGCTCAATAAAAACTTACCTTTGATAGTGCTTAACTTGTCAATAAGCGTTTTATAGTCATCTAACGTATACCCTTTGTAGTGACCGCATTCCGTATTTGGATAGGGGGGGTCTACATAAAAGAAAGTATCTTTTGAATCCCAACGGTCAATAACTTTTAATGCGTCATCGCATTCAATATATACATTATCAAGGCGGGATAATTGCTCTTCTACGCGGACTTTTGTATTTACCCAATACTTTGGCCCACAACCTCCTTGTGCAATGCCAAATCCCCAACCTGCGTTGGGCTTATTTCCAAACCCTTGCATTATCGTGACATAAACAGCCCATGCGACCTCTAAATCGGTTATCCCTTGAGGCTCTGCCCATATTTTACTCGCCTTTTTATGGCAGCTTCTTGAGTAAGGCGTTGCGTCAATCAATTTTAACAACTCTTTCGGTTGAGTCTTTGCAACTCGATATAGCGTAACAATCCGTTCATCTTTATCGTTAAGAACCTCTACCCTCTTAGAATTTGGCGGCATTGCAAACAAAACAGCCGCTCCACCACAAAAAGGCTCTACAAAAACCTTAAAATCCGGCATCATCTCCAAAATCGTAGAGCTTAATCGCTGCTTTCCGCCGTAGTAGCTTATCAAGGGTTTCATATCCGCCACCGATTGCTCACATCGTCCACCGCTTCCACCAAGTCCGAATAGGTCATCGCGTTCGGGTCTCGGCGCTTCTTCTTGTCAAAGCGGGGAATAACTGGCCATTGCATTGAAATATATCTAATGCAATCTCCGATATGGTCGGCCCCTTGCGTATCCACGTCCTCTGGCCTTCTATCATCGTGCTGAAGCATCGGAAAGGTTCTAAGCAAGTGCTTACAGTTGCGAGTAAACAGCAAACTTTTCTCTCTTAGCCTCATCCGTATCTGGTTCCAGCCCGGAATACGAGATTTATCGCTTCTTGAAAAGTAAACCCCCGCAATTGCCAACGCATCGGCGATACTTTGGCCCCCGTGGTTTTCGAATATCTGATTATCCGCTGGCCCCGGCTCAATCCTTCTCTTAACGGTCGATTCTCGCTCTGTAATTCCGTCTCGAATGTCAACAAGGGACATTTTTAAGCCCTCATCTTTATCATTTCCCCCGTACCATTCTCTTAAAATGACAATCGAGCCCTTTTTGATGCCCCTCCAGTCTTCTCCGGCATAGGTATACCAAAGCACAGCAAAGGGGTGATAGGTCCCGTGGTCGTAGGCCCTGTAAATCTTCCAGTGATTCGGGATGTCGTCGGGGTCAATCGCATCAATAACGTGTTCTTGGCTAAACTCAGGGAAGTAAGCCCCGGCCACAACGTCCCAATCCCCATGCAACCACGCCCGCACCATCTCAGGGCTCCCAATCTCGTGAAGCCTTTGAACGTAAGTCGGGTCGGCCTTCATCAGAATCTGGTTATCGGTGACTCTAGAAGGGATAAACATCCTATGAAGTCCGGTATCTTGCTCTAGGAGCTTATAGCCCATAGGATTCTCGGCTATCCCGTAACGCGCCTTAACCCATCCGTGGCCCACGCCTCCCGGGTTCGCAGTACACCGGATCCGCTTATGAGGCACATCGTGAGGGCTTCTCAAACAAGCAATCATCTGAGTAAAACCCTCATCAGTGGCAAAGTTCCCCAATTCGTCCCATCCAATCCAAGTCGCCTGGAAACCTTGATAGTTCGCGGCATCTCTTGGGTGCCCCATAAACCTCAAGTAAAGCTTAGCCCCATTAGGCCACTTCCAAACCTTCTCGTTCGCATTATAAGAAGCACCGGTTTGGGGGTAAAACTCGAAACTCTGTCGAATCACCTCCTCTAGTTCTGGGTAAGTCCTACGGAAGAGCATCCCAACCCAGTGCTGCTTATAAACCGAAACATCACTTACAAAATCCCCCAAAAGAGCGGCAGTTTTGCCACCACCTCTTGCTCCGCCGAACAGTATCTCAGGAACACTCTTATATTTAAGCAAGTCCTCTTGAGGTCCCTTCTGAGGGAACCATACAAGTTTAGAGGCCCGCCTTAATATCTCGTCGCTTCCGTCCATAGAGCCCCATAAATGGCCTGTAGTGCAATGGTGATATGAGTAGGATAGCACAGGTATCGGGTGTCGGCGCTAGTGCCTATCAGGAGGTAGAGGGGCTTTAGAGAGGGAGGTGGATGAGACTCTTTGGGGTTTGATGGGGGGTGGGGTCCCGGGGGGGTCAGTTGTTAAGGGATGCTTAAGGGCTGGGGAAAAGAAGCCTTAAAGAGATCTACATCCGGCAAGATTCGACTCTCCTTAAGGCTCTATGAAGCGCGCATCTCTTAGTTGAGATCCTCGTGTCGTCATGATAGCTGGATTGAGGGGTCAGTTGTCAAGGAATACTTGATAGGTGGAAAGGGCTTTGGGAAAGAACAGCCTTGGGTAAATTTGCTTGGGGAGGATTGGTGGCTTACAACGCGCGTCTCCCCAGCGGGCTGGAACCCCCTGCCGTTTTGCATCCGGAGGCGGAGGGTGGGGGGGGGGTCGAATCGGCGCAAGTAGGCGAAAAAGCACAAGAAAAGCACCTAGTGCATCGCGGAATCGGGTTCGGATTGGAAACTATTGCGGCTCGGAGTCTGGCCGGATGTCGGCGATAGCCTGAAACAAGTCG